CTTTGATATTAATATTTAAAAGATTTGCATCAATACGTTCGGCAATCTTTTCTTCCGACATTTCAAGAGTTATATAGAGAACATTCTTTCCTTGTAAAAGAACAGAAGCAGCAACGTGGCACATAAACAAAGATTTTCCTGTTCCAGTTCCAGCTAAAATTATATTGAGTGTTTTATTTGGTATACCACCTTTGGTAATCTTATTGAAATAATCTAAATCAAAGGATATTCTTTCCTGTTTTCTATGATAAAACTCAAATCGTTTTTCGAAATCATTTAAATAATCATGCCCAACATTATTATCAAATCCAACTGCTAATGCTTCTTGAAGAATACTCGGAATTGCATCTCTATTTTTCTTTTCATCCTGACCATCAGCAATTTTAATACTTTCCATCAAAGCAAGATAGATTGCTCGATCACGACACCACTTTTCTGTAGTGTCCGATACCCATTCCAAATCTGCGTGTCCATCATCAAGTTTTGAAACATAATCACAAATAGTTTTGTAGGTATCTTCTGTAATATCAGTTCTTTTTTCAGTTTCAATCAGAAGAACTTCTTTTGTAGCAAGTTCTTCATAAGCAACAATAAACTTACAAATCTCTTCAAAAACTACTTTCTCATGAAGATTTTCAAAATATTCAGATTTGATAAATGGTAATACTTTTCTACAATATTCATTATTGAAGAGAAGATTACGAAGAATAGTAGTTTCAACTTTTTCCATTACTTATAGTGTAGATATGTACTAATAATATATTTTGGGGAACTAATTGGGATTAGTCCAGCATGTGGGAACATCCAGAGGGGAGGAAATACAAGAAGATTTCCTTTCTTTGGTTTAATCATCACATCAACAAATCGTGTTTCACCTCCCACCTCGACATCATTAAGATACCACATAAAAGATAAAAATCTTCTTGCGGTTTCATAATCAGTTACATCAACATGAGTATCAAATAAATCATTCCCATCATTATTATATCGTTTAATACGAAATTGCTCAAATGCGTGTTGTTCTGGAAATACTCTACCATCTACCATTTCATAATATTGATTACGATAATCAAATGTTTTTTGAATAAGATGATTATGAACTTGAGTTACTTCCTCATTAAGATTACAATTTTCCGTAAGATTAAATTGAGTGAAGTTTGGTTTTCTTTGATTATCTACCCGTTCTTGTTTTTCTGAAACTTGTTCAAATAGATTAATCAAAAAATCACATATATTTTCTTCAAGCACATTATCATAAACTTGAATTAAATTATTAAGAGTTGCCATAACTAAATTCTTTTCTTGCGGTTTCGTCAAGTGCCTGCATTACTTCTGGAGTAAAATACTTTTCTGGATTTTTTAGTATCTCCTTTGCATAGAGTTTCTTACCATCCATTTCATAACGTCCGGCAACATTCTTCCAAAGTCCACCAATCTCTCCAAGTTCCAGAAGACCATAATACCTATCCAGACCACGTTCATCATAGAACAAACGTATTTCAACATCTTGATTTTCTTTACTTAGACGAGACTTAGCAGTTTTTGCCTTGATAATATTTCCAATAACGTCTGTTCCGTCCTTTTCTTTCTTCTTTGAAAGATGAATGATTGTAGAAGCAGCATACTTAAGACCTGAGTTATGAGAGACAATACCACCACGAAGTATGTAATGATGTTCCCCATCAACCGTAATATCATATACTTTTTCTGTTTCAACTTTTTTGATAGACTTTACAATTCGATCCATGCCACCTCTTATACATTGGGTATGTTATTTGTTTTTGACAGTGCTCACAGACAACCTGCCTATGTTTTTTTCCATAATGAGGAGACTTCTCCCCTTTTCTTTCAGATGCCAGTTCCGAAAGAAGTTTTTTTGTTTGTTCTGAGTGTGTTTTGTTGAAAAATGGATTAGACTCTCCACTCATCTTTTCACTCATCATTTTTTTGTGTTCTGGAGAAGAAACAGTTTGTCTATGTTTCTCACGAACAACAGGATTGAACATTGGATTATTTTGCCCATAATGCCCTCTTCCATAGAAAGGATTATTCTCACCTGAAGTTAAATGAGAATAACTTCTCCTTATTCTATCATAAGAATTTAGATTCTTACACCTAACTCCATTACCATTAATAGAACACATACGATAAAAAGCATAACACATTTTTTTCTTATACTCACCATCAACCATCTTTAATAATAAATGATGACAGATGAAATGTTCTCTTGGAGTTAAATTTACTAAATTATCTTTTATATTTTTACCTCCAAATGATTTGGGAATGATGTGGTGCCTTTCTGTAATGCCATTGATTTCTCTTTCCTTTGCTCTTTCTATAATACGAAAGTAGCAACTTGTATATTTGTTTATTATAAACATTAGGTTCTGGTCTTAAGTATTACTATTTAGACCAGAACCTATTTTCATATTGAAATTGTTGGAATGCATTTGATTGCATCTCCAGGTAAAAGATCAATTACTTTTTTCCATTCATAACCGTTTTCAGTATCCACTAAAAATTTATGATCTGCACTACATTTAACAATTTCACCATCCTCCATTTCCATCTCAAACACTTCTTTATCATTAAAACAAAAAGTATCAGTAACATAAGAGTATCCAAACATAGTTCTTACTTTGTCTCCAACTTTAATAGATTCAATAGGAACAAAACCTTTTACTGTTTGTATCTTAGTTCCGGCAACTAAGCAACCACCCCCCATCTCCTTAGTAGGAACATAAGCACCAATTACATCATATGTGTGATTAGTTACAATCATTGGAATGTTTGCTTGACCAAGTTTCAAGGTAAGCATACGGAATGCGCCTTTAATTAATTGAGATTTGGTCATATCTCTTACTTCTTTATCATTCAGAGCATCAGTAATTTCCTTACTAGTTGAAAGCATTCCCAAAGAGTCTAACACAAACATACAAGGATTACGTTCTCCTTCAGGTTTCTTCATATACAGATCAACTGCTTTCAGTGCCTTTCCACGAAACTCTTCTACGGTGACAACATTGACCACAACCACACGAGTTGTGTCAACTCCTCTACTCTCCAATAGGGATCTTGTGATCGCAGCTTCAGTATCAAAATACAGACAATATCCAGTAGGATTATTATCAAGGAAATTCTTGACCACTGCCAAACTAAAGAAAGTTTTCCCAGTACTACTTTCACCTGCAATTGCAGTAATTTTGTTGCCAGAAACCCCACCAAAGATACTCCCACTGACAAGAGCATTAAAGATGTATGAACCCGTATCAACATAAGTTTCGGTTTCATCAATATTTGATGCCAGTTGTGTATAATCGCCACCAATCTCTTTTACAATATCTTTAAGAAAATCCATTAAATCACCATCCCGTATTGTTCACGAAGTATTTTTTTATAATAATCAGGATTTGTGTTCCTGACTTCTTTTACAGTTTTAAGTTTTTGATAAAGTGCAGCATCTCCACCTACACCAAGAGCACTAATGATCGTATCAAGTTCCTTGTCATTAATTGGTAATTCCATTAGGTAAAAAAGAGTTCTAAATTTACAGTTTTTTTCACATTCCATCCAATTGCATCCAAGATAACTTTCATTGGATCAAGGAAACCTTTATTGAATTGTAGTTCATAATCAATATATTTGTCCAGTCCCAATTCTTTTGGAAACATTTGAACGAATGCAATTACGTTCTCACGAATTGGATTTGGAAGTTTAAGATAACAAAATTTAATCTTCTCACCATTTTGAATGAGTGCATATTTTTTATCCAATCCCTTCTCTTTAATCATATAATTGTATATTAAAGCACCCCTTGCGTGAATTGGAGTTCCCTTACCATAAAGAGTAGAAATTGCTTTATGTTTATTTACATCCGAAACCATACGAGGAAAAGATATTTCTTCAGCAGAAAGACCATTAAAAGTTTCACGACAACTATCTATGTAAGAAATCATTTCATCTTCAGTTTTACTCATTACTATCTTCAGGCCTTCCTTAATCATTTGACGACAAGGTGCAGGAGTAGAAGATTTAACTGCTTCAATTCCCATAATCTTAAGCTTTGGTTCATCATAACGAACACCTTCACTATCCCAAACATTTAGAATATAACGCTTCTTAGCAGTCCAGATGCCACGGTCAGCAATATTCTCCCGCTTCATTTGCATCTTCTGGGCATAAGCATTTACATAATCTGCCAGTTCTTGATAAGAACCTTCAATATACTTTTCAAGTTCCATCTTACAGATCTTATCAAGGAACGAGACAACGCTTTCAGTAGTTTTCTCTCTTCCCTTGAATACATTTTCGACCAAAGGACCCAAATTAAGATAAATGGAGTCAGTATCAGAAGCAATAACATAATCTTTATTGTTTGTTTTAAGAACTTTATTGAGGTACTGGTTCATTTTATTTTCAATCCAACGAATTGAAACCTGTCCCGAAAGAGTGATTGCCTCCGCATTTGCTAACTTATAATAACGAAAGTATTCATTGCCAATCGCACCATAAGCAGAGTTTAGAGAAATCTTTTTTGCCATTTGAATATTATTACATCTAGCAATTTCCTTTTCTATCTCTTTTGTTGGAGTTTTTTCATATTGTTGTTTAGCGACAAGCATTTTTTTCTTAAAAATAACTCGGTCGTTATACATTTTTTCCATCAGTTCTGGAAGAAAACCACGAACATCTTTGTGATACATCGCACCATTCGCACATACCGCATAATCTTTATAATTAGAAAAATCAAGTTCCTTATTTAAGATTTTATCTACAGATACACTCGGGTGACGATTTTCTAATAAAGTTTCAGGGCTTATATTGTATTGCATCATCAAATGTGGATAAAGCGAATTCAAATCAAAATTGACAACATAATCATACTTGCCAGGAATTGGTTCTTTTACATAAGCACCAGCAAACTTATCACTTTTTGTAGAACGGTCTTTTTGTGGAATTACAATATTTCTTTTCTTCAAATAATTGAAAATAATCGCATCCCAAGTTCTTACTTGATAAAAAACATCTTGATAATTAACTTTTGCATCATATGCCATCGTAAAACAAAGTTCAATCAACTTCATCTTATCTTCAAGCTTATCAACCAGTTCTACGTCTTTGATATTATAATCAATAAACTTTTGCCAATTTTGAGTATAAAAATCTTTAAAAGTTTCAAACTCGGAGTGGTCCAATTTCTTTTGTCCTAATTCCACATTTGCAATATGGTCCAAACGATAACTTTCTTGATTTGTATAAGTAAACTTCTTATACAAATCAAGATAATCAATCACAGAGACTCCAGCAATACTATAAGAGATTTGATCTCTACCAGCAATCACCATTTCTTTTCTGTAAATATTTCTCCAAGGAGAAAGACGACGAGCATCTTTTTCTCCAAGAATTCTATCAATTCTTCCTGCGATATAAGGAATATCATAAAGTTCACAATTCCACCCAGTTACAACATCAGGTGTTTGTTCTTCCCAAAATGCTAAAAATCTATGAATTAAATCGATTTCATCACTACACTCTACATACATCACATCCTTACGGATATTATTATAAGGACGAGAACCAAAACAAATAATCTGTTTGGTTGCATAGTTTTGTAGAGTAATCGCAAGAAGTTCTTCGGCACAATCGAAAACATTCGGAAATCCACCTTCAGAAGCAACCTCAATATCAATTGTTACTAGACGAATTTTCTTAATATCAAACTTGATTTCATCTTCTGGATATTTTTCTGAAATATATTGTGCCTTGTAATTATCATTTCCATAAATTGGAAATCCTTCTACCATTGCATATTTTGCAAAGAAATCTTTGCATTCGGAAATCTTACCAGGTCGAATTGGTTCTACATCCAATCCATCTAAAGTTTTATACTTGCTTTTCTTTTTGGAAAGAACATAAAGAGTGGGATGAAACTCCTCTTCATATGAAAAATAGTTTCCATCCTCATAACCTCTCACATAGATTTTATTGAATTTTTCATAAACATTTGTATAAAATCTCATTTAATTAATTTAAGATAGTTATCAAGCAATTTTCCTTTTGGTTCTACAAGAGTTAAAATTTTATCAGAACTTAACATAATTTCGGTCTTGTCTGTATAATCACTCATCCAGGGAACCATTTCTTGGTTATCAAGAATAAGGTGAGGATTGATCAATCTACAATCAGGTTGTCCAATATCTGCTAATACTTCCTGTATTTCGCTAATTAAAATCAACTTGTTCGTTAAGACTAATACTTGTATTGTTGTCTCCTCCACTTGCTCGTCCATCGGCAACGTCATTTCCTCTTCCATTCATTTTCTCCTCGTAAGATTTTTTTACCATTTCTACTGGTTCCACAATTGAAACCACCCAATCTGTGCTTACCGCAATATCTTTTTCAGATGACAAAGGCATCCAAGAATGAAAAGAAACACTATATTCCTTTTCAGTTTCTTCCGTTAATATCTGTGGAACTATAAGTTTTACAGCATAAGGATTTGAAAATAAAAATGAAACTACTTTTTCATCTTCACTTACAATCTCCTTGATATCCGCAATTACTTCTTCTCCAGATTTCAAAAGTGCTAATTTGATAGACATAAACCTTTCATACCTTTTTTTATTATAAACAAAAAAATGGGAGGTGTCAACTGGTTTTTGCCAGTTACCTCCCTGCGACAACGATAGTTAGCTCAATGTTATTTAGTTGAGTTGATATACCTTTCTTTTCTGATGCTCTGGAATAACTCTATTTAGTTTAATAGTAAGTAACCCATCTTCAAAAGAAACATCTTTAACTTCCACATCATCAGAAAGAGTCCAAGTACGTGTAAATGCTCTTTTTGCTAATCCCTGATGTAGGTATTGATCTTCAGAATCATCCGCTTTCTTTGCTTGCACAAAGAGTTTATTCCATTCCGTGGTGACTTCAATATCTTTTCTCTTGTACCCAGCAAGTGCAATTTCTAACCTAAATTCAACACTACTTTCTTTCACTAAATTGTATGGTGGATAGTTAGTATGCGTCTCGAACGCAGTATCAAACCTTTTAAACCACTCATCCAATCCAATACTATTTCTTTGAATCTCCATCAGATACTTTGCAGTTTCTGGTACTGAGAGTGTAAGCGAACTTGTTCCGAACATAATAGACCTCCTTAAAGCGTCTGTAAGTTAATAATGTCCCCGAAGGCAACATCATTAGTATATATTCAGAACATAAAAAAAGCGGGATGTTGTTTCCCGCCCATTTTTATTCGGTTTCTTGGGGTTTTCCCTTCTTTCCGATATTATACTTTGTTTCCAAAATCCATTCGCCCTTTTCCTTGTAAGCAAGAACTTTAATTTGGTTCAATGGCGCGATATCAGTAATATTTTCTGGTTTTACGATTGTAACCAGACCCCAATCAGCAACTAACTGAACAATACGATTACGACGTTGAATATCATTTGCAGTTAGATTTGCGTGTTTACCATCAAGGGCAAACAATTCTTTAAAATGAACAAGATAATATCTACCTTGTTTATGAAGAATATGGCAGCTCTGATAGATTTTCTTTTCCTTGCGCGAAGCAACTCCGATACGAGTCAAAGTCTCACGAACTTTCAAGAAGTCGTCAGGTTCATTTAATAGAACCTCGACCATCATATCTGGTGTCCACTTTACTTCTGGTTCCTGTACAACACTCATTTTTTTCCTCCAGTCTCAAATTTGGATTTAATAAAGTTAATTTGTTCTTTTGTTAATATTCTCAGAGCTTGTTGTGCCTTTTCATTATTATAACCATAATAACGTTTGACATAATCAAGATCCTTGATCGTATCTTTACGAAGCCAAGGAGAAAATCTCTTCTTAGTTCTGAGAATATTTATAAGAAAGTCGTATTGTAACTTTTTATCAAGATGATGATTTATATTCATCTCATTTGAAAACATCAAAGAATCAATGTGACCAGAAAAACATTTATTAATAATGTATGGGGCATAATC